ATGGCAACACTGAGATTATATCTAGATACGAGGGTAAAAAGGCAGGATGGTACATTCTCCATCCGGCTTGCCGTCAACCATCACGGTGGGACCGCCTTCATATCCCTCAATCAATACTGCAAGAAAGATGAATGGGATAAAAGGTCTTGCAAGGTGCGCAAGCGTCCGGATCGTGATGCTATCAACGACTTCCTTCTTGACCGTCTGAATTTTTATAATAGAATGATGATGAAGGCGCAATGCAGGGAAACATACCGTGGCGACATTACGGCTAGGGAACTCCGGGACTTAATCATGCTTGAAGCCGAGCCTGCAAGGGAAAAGGTCGCCCTGCTTCGAGATGGCTTCATTGCCTACGAGGGCAGGAATCTGAAAGAAAATACTATAAACAGATACAAGTACACTTGGGCAAAGATTGAAGCTTTCATCGGGAAGGAAAAAGCGGCTCTGCTTACATACGATGAGATTAACCGCTCTTGGCTTGAAGACTTCGATGCGTTCATGGCAAAGGAGGGTTTGTCTAGGAATACCAGAACCAGCAGGATGCTCTGTATCGCTGCTGTCTTCAACTTGGCGATAGATAATGAGCAGACGAAAAACTACCCCTTCCGCAGGTACAGTCTCCGGCTTGAGACAACGAAAAAGCGAGATTTGTCCGTTGAAGAAATCCGCTCTATCTTCGAAGCTGGGGGTGATGAACTGGTCGACATGTTCCTGCTGATGTTCCTGCTGATTGGTATCAATGTGCGTGACTTGTTTGCCTTGACAAAGGAGAATATCGTCCGTGGCAGACTGGAATACGACCGGGCGAAGACTGGTAGGCATTACTCTATCCTTCTTCATCCAGAAGCTCTCCGCATCATCGAGAAGTACAAAGGGGAAAAGAAGCTGCTTCGTTTCTCGGAGCATTTCAAAAATGTTGATTCTGCAACGGTTATGATAAACAAGAAACTAGCAAAGGTTCGCCCAGGACTTACTACGTACTACGCTCGCCATACGTGGGCATCTATCGCCTTCAATCTTGGTATACAAAAGGATGTGGTGTCGCTTGCGCTTGGTCACTCGTTCGGTGTCCGGGTAACTGATACCTACATCAATGCAGACCTATCGAGAGTAGATGAAGCAAACCGCAGGGTTATTGATTACGTGCTATACAACAAGAAATAGCCCTTATTTCTTGCGAATTTGCCGCATAAACGGCTCAAATTGTTTTCGGGGATAGTTTTACGTGCTTACAACGTAAGCGGCTCAGAACGCGAATTTCGGGGTAAACCGGGAAAAGAGCATAAAAATACCCCAGCGGTGAAAAAGTCGAGCCGCTGGGGTAATAAGTGGAGACCACTTTAAACATTCAGTGATGCAAAGGTACGCTTTTCCTTTGAAACCACCAAATTATTTACCAAAAAATTTCTTTCTCAACAAATCATTGATGAATCGTGACTTGTTGGGTAATGCGTTGAGGAAAGGCAGCAGGTCGTTGTCTATCTGTATGCCAACTAGCTTGACCGTTGCGCCTGCACCCTTCTTCGTTCTCTTGATGTTTCTCCTATTCTCCATATCCGTGATTTTTTACTGGTTCTCCATTTACTCGCAAGAGGTTGCACTGATAGATGCTACACCTCTTCGGGTTCTTTCGTGGCGTGCCATCCTTCTTGCAGGTCATACCGCGATATACCAGGCAAGGCAAGGAGTTGTATTCGTGGGTTCTCTTCGAAATCTCCCAGCTTTCAACCCTTATCGTGTCGCAGTGGTCGCTGATATAATCACCTACCAAAACTGAGCTATGCTCAGTAGCAAATGCTCTTGCCAGTATTCTTCTTTCGTTCTCAGCCTTCACGTTGATTTCGTGCAGGGCTTCTCTGTACTCTTGTTCTGTCATTGTCTTCTGTCTCTTTTAAATGGTCTATCTTCAGTTGTCTATCCAACTTGGTTTTCATTCTGTTCATCTTGTGCTCAATCCTGCCGATCTGCTTATAAGATAACCACTCCGGCTTGATATTCAACTCCAGCCAGTACTGGCGCATTTCCTTGCAATGCCGGGCGATGCTCGGGAAATAGAGGTGTCGCCAGTATGGGTAGTGAAGGAAGTACTTGCAATCGGATAGCATTCGGGATAGCATCATATATTTATGCTTTTGCCCTTCTCCGAGACTTACAAGCCTTCCGTTGTCCCCGATCCACAGCATTGCTCCCTTTTCCTTCCAATTAAAGTCGAAAGCCTTGCTTACCGGATAATAATAGCCATCGAGCACCGTGCCTTCCTTGAGGTCTCGCCCTATCTCTTGCAGGCAGGTTCTTCCCCAGCTGGTCGTTACCTCGACCACTGCTTGTGCTGGTATCTTGTCGTATTCCTTCATATCTTACCAAATTTAAATTTCTCTTTCCGTGATGTAATACTTGAATGTCACTCCACCCATTTTAACCTTGAAGTGTCGGTCTCCTTCTTCCATCATTTCTGCATGTGGGTTGTTCCTGAAGGTTTCCTTAATTCGAGAAAACTCTTCCTCCATTATCTCCTTGGTTCTGTAGTCTTCGATGTGACTATCAACTTGCCCAAGGCTATTTTTGCCGTTCAAAATGTACTGTTTCATATCTTGCTGTTTTGTGCAGGGCTTGCGCCCTGCTGATTAATACTTTTCTATCCAATACTCAGTTTTGAAATTCACGCATAAGCCTACAAATTCAGACTTAAAATAACCTTGACGTACCCAGTATGGATAATGTCTGTCGGCTTTCTTTAGTCCCTTGAACAGCTTGTTCAAGAATCGCTCAGCCTTGTCCTTGCGGGTGAAGTTTGCCACCTCATCGATTTCCTTTCCTTCCATCTGTCTCTTGATATAATATTTTGCTCTTGCCATTTCTCTGTCCTCCCTTGATTACTTAGCATACAATGTTACAACCAATCCTCTTCTGAGTGCGCAGCGGCAAGCGTCCATACCAGCCTTCAATGCTCGCTTGATGAACTTGTTGAAGAGTTCTGCACCGATGAGCTTCAAAATTCCGCTTACTCCCACGAGTGTGTTTATCTTCTTGCCATCCTCTGTGCGTCCGAAGACCTTAATACGGAAGTTAGAGTTGATGAACTTTGTAGTGAACTCTAAAATGTTTGAATTTGACTTTTTCATTTTTCTCTGGCTTAACCGTGCTGCCTAGGGCTTAGTTACTGAATGTTTATTGTGCTTATCTCCTAAACACGATGCAAAGATATTAATATTTTTCGGTTCCACCAAAACTTTTCCCGAAAGATATTAATATTTTAACTTTTATTGGCTGTTTATGTCGTAAGCACAGCTATTTTCGGTACGTTTTCGGTCGTTTTCGGTACGCTTTCGGTCGTTTTCGGTACGCTTTCCACGCTCTATATAATAATAACCTGCACGCATTAGCTAGAATGAATATAATCTAACTCTCATATCCCCTACCCCTTTTCTCTCAATGAAAAGTGTTCTTCGCACAAAAAATGGGCAGAAAAACGCTCTCCTGCGCTTCCTGCCCTTTTAAAGATATTATGATTGAACCTATTGAACTCTCTTCTTGATGCGCTCCTTTATCCAGCAAACCGCAACGAGTGCCAGGAATAGCAATACGCAATCGCCAGCTAATAATCTTATCTTATGCCATGTGCTCGCTGGTTTCTCTACCTCCTTGGTCTTGTATCGGTTCACGTAATACTTGACTTTCAAGGTGTCTGTTACGAAAACGTAGGTATCGCCAACGATGGTGTCCGTCTTGGTCGAGGTCTTCCATCTGGTGGTCGTAAGATTGTGCCATCGCTCCTTGATTACGGTGTCTCCCTTGATGTACACCAGCACGCTGTCCTGCTTGAATACGCTGTCGTGCTGCTGGGTGTCCTGCCAGTGGATCTGTCGCTGGTTCACGCTGTCACGTCTTGCACTGGTGTGTGCGCTGTCGTGATAAACCGTGTTATTTTGCGCTGTTTTGGCGCAGGAACAGCCCAAAATCAAAAGTGGGGCAATTATAAGCATGGCGAGAAATAACGCCACAGAACGCAAATTTCGCCCTTTTCTTGAATTTTCCATACTTTACAAACTTTAGATTGATATGTTTATTACGCAAGCACCTTAATTTTCAAGGCTTCCTTGGCTCGCTTCAAATACTTCTCGCAGGCTGCCAGTCCATTGTACCCTCCGTTTATCTTCCTTCGGATAGCCTTCAAGTTATCTTGGTCGGCTAGCTGGTTACACCCGAACTTGTCGAATACCCACATAGATGACTTGGTCGCTCCTAGTGGTCGCTCCAGCAACTCGGGGTTATTCTCAACATCGAAGCCGCAGAAGACAGAGTAATTATGATAGTTCGTCCTGCCAGTAATATGTATCAGACCACGCCCCTTGAACTTCACTCCATCGCCCTGCTTGTTGTTGCCAAGGTCTTTCCTGCCCTCGTAGGCTCTTCCGCTTGCAAGTTCCTTGGTGTATCTGAGCTCACCGGATTCGTGCGCTATTTGCGCAAGATAGTGCGCCATCCTTAGTTGGGTGTTGATGTGGAAATGCTCTGCCCATCCGTTGATGATTGGAAGGTAGGTGTCTGCCCTGCTGCCTGCATTCGGCATTACCTTTAGAAGTTGCGCTCTAGTTATCCTCATTATCTCCTCCTTTCTTTCGACCTTCCTTCATTATCTCGACAACCGCCTTCGCAATTTCGTCCTTATTCTCGAGGATCACCTGCATCGTGCGGTCTTGCTTGCGTATCTCAGCCTTCTCGTATGCCTTCTCCCGGATGCTCTTGAACTCGCACAAAAGAAGATACACCGTCCAAGCGATGGAGAACATAGGAAAGGGAGAGATAATACACGTAGCAACGTCCATAAGCGCAGCGATGAGAAATGTAGGAAAATACTTCTTCGCCTTGTCGCACGTTTTCTTCAACCCGGTTGACGTTCTTGCAACATGCAGTTCCTTCGCCTTCTGTATGCCTGCAATCAAGTCAATTGTCATCGCTATCATAATTGTAGCGAAACAGATAAAAATTACTAGGGCGCACAGATAAAGGTGGTGCACCTGAAAATCGTGAAATACTTCGCTCATATCAATTTATTTTTTTGGTTATTCCAATTTCTCCCAGTCGATGGTCACACCCTTCCCGATGATGTCTGCCGTCCACCTGCAGAATGCCATACCCTCGTATCCGTCTGGATCACTGGCTACGGCAATAGCATACTGTACGCAGTCGCTATCGGTCTTGATTACCTTCGGATAGAAGTCCGCATAAGCCATATTAGCCAAATAGAGAATATCCCCGATGGTCGTGCCCTTGGAGATTATCTCGTTGTTTGTCGCCAGCCGGATTTCGTCTACCGTCCACCGGTGGCTCGTTCCGTCTACGTTCTTCATCTGCTCGCTTGCCTTGATTGCTAGCTGCTTCGTGAAGTGGTAGCCGTGCTTGGCAACGTATGCCACGTACCCACTGGCTCCCATGAGTGCCTTTGCTGCCTTCTCGTATGGCAAGCCGTGGATGATGTCGCTCTCTTGGTGCTGGTGTCGCTCTTCCTCGCTATCGCAAGAATGGCGCAAAACGATTATTTTCTTCATTGTGCGCCCTCCTATCCTAGTTTGTCGAGTAACTGTTTAACCATGCCACGAATGCCGCTTATATCGCCCTCAAGTGCCTTGAAACGCTTTTCGGTTTCCTGCTTCTCCTTGATTGCCGGGTTCAAAGCTGCAAGCAGTTCCTCGCCCTTGGCTTTCCGCTCCTTGCTTGGCTCGTATGCCTTGATTATCTCATCGGCTTCATTTACCAATTTCCCGACTTCGGGCAAAAGGTCTGCCTTGTCGGTTGCCAGTACGATTTCGCCTGCAAAGGTTACTCCGAGGTGTTCGGGGATGGTGTAGATGGTCTGCTTTCCCTCTACCTCGATTGTTACGTCTCGCATTGGCTGTCCGCTGCTGGAAATGGTTGCGATGCCAGTGTTGATGTGCGGCTGGTTGTCTACGACCTTGCCTTCCTTAACTTCCACCGTCTGCTTGTCTAGCAGATAGACCGGGTGATTTCTTTGTATATTCTTAAATTCCATAATGCGCTCTTTTTAAATAATTCGATAAATAGACAAAAAGGGGTCTCACTGATAGAACAGCGAGTTGCCCCTTGATAGATTTTGTTAAGACCTACGCTCCAGTTGTGGTCGTGGTGGTCTTCAACGCTGCAATAAGTTCAGCGTTCTGTCTCTGCTGGCTCAACTCCAGGCGTGCATCGTTGTACCGCTGCTGCAAATCCTGCTGCCAGTGATTGTTAAGTACATCGATAACTCGCTGAGTGTTGTCTTGGTTCGAGCGGATGATGTCGCACTTGTCCTGCTGCATCTGATAGCCTAGTGCCGAGAAGCCTCGCTCTATGCTGCGGTTGTTGAAATCGAAGCCTCGCTGCATTGAGTTCTCGATGTCCTTCTGCCCGAGCTGGTTGTCGTAGCCCATCTTGATGATGTTCTGCTGGGTCTGGCAGCAGCAGTCCTTCAGTGCCATGGTCATCTGCAAGTTACCCTGCGAGATGGCATTGATTACTCGCTCTGCCGAATAACCAACTTGTCCGCTTATCTGCTGGATGCCTGCCTGAATGCCGCAAACAGAAGACTGCAATGCGTTGAAGTCGCAGTTCAAGTTAGCCGCAAGCGTCTTCAAGTCCTGGTTGTTGCCCTGGATTGCGCCCATCAACAAGTCGCTGTTGTGGTTGTCGCTCATCTGAGTGCGAAGGCTGTCAATCTGAGACTGGATTTCGGAACGCTGAACGTTGCCGTTCTGTCCGTTCCAGCCATCGCCATACATGAATCGGAACATTCCCAACATCATCATGTAGGCAAATGGGTTGTTCCAACCTCCACCCATACCACCGTTCATTGCTGCCAGCATAGTCGCTGGATCATTGTCTCTACCTCTAGCGAGCAACGCTGCTGCTAGGTTGTCATTGCCACCGTCCCCAGTGCAATAAACTTTCTCGATAGTGTCTGCCATAAAATTTTGAGTTAATTACGTTACGGAAGCCAAATATTGGAATCCGCTGCAAAGTTACTCTGATTTTTGGCTCGCTCCAAAAAGTTAGTGCAGGGGTATTTATCGAATTATTTTCAAAGAACGCTTTTGGTTATTTTCTTTTTGTTTTCTGCTGGATGATTAAACACAAATCGGCTCTACGTCCTTGTTTAGCAAGGTCGCTTGTGCCGTGGCAAGTCGATAAACTCGAGACGTGCTGATATAAGTGTAAGCCATCTTGCACAGATGTCTCACTGCTGGAACAGTGCGGTTTAATACGGTCGCAATGGTCGTTATACTGAATCCTGCGTGTATCATCTGCTCAACGACCATACATCGTGTCATTACGAGGTTTTCTGCTCTCGACTTGCCGAGAACGTCTTCTCTCGTAATGCTCAAATCTCCGTTCGGCAGTTCGATGGCGCAACACTTGATTACGTTGTCTATAACTCGCCATAGTTCTTTCTCCTTGTCATTCATAATAAAATGTTTTAATCGTTGCCCAACATCGAATCAATCATTCCGTCAATGGCTTCATCGGTCATGCCATTCTTAATAGAAGGATCTGCGCCAATTGACTTCATCATCATAGTTACCCAGGGGTTGTTACTCTCCAGCGTGGATTGTATCTGCTCCTTGTATGCTTCGTGAAGTTCGCCCGATTCCTTAAAATCCAAAAGAACCGTGCGCAAGGCTTTTACAGCGTAGTTATCCATCAGCAGGGGATTGTCCCTTGCCGATGATAATTTAGTAAGAAGCACAGCCAGTGCTTCATGTAATTGTTTCTTATTCTTCTTCATATTGTCTTACTTTTAAATTTCTAAAGTCAGCGACTTAGAGTTCAAGTTTACCACCACAAGCATATCTTCTTGAGGTTTTAGTAACTCCTGCTTTAGGAGTTACTGGTTTTGCTCTACCAGTGCTCTTTCTCATAATAGTGTATTTTAAAATTATTTTAGTTTTACTTGTTTTTAACAAACTCTGCAACAACAAGTTTAGTATCATCTATCTTGATTAAGCGTGCATAGGTATCGTATTCCGTTTGCAAATATTCAATTTTATTAAGCATTGGACCGTGTGATGATACTTCCATTTTATACATGTAGTTATTATTATTGGTATAGCAAAAAGTGTTACCTCCTTGTGCTCCCGCGAAGACTATCTCCAGGATGCCTCCTTTCGATGCCTTTTGAAACCAATCGCATACGTTGATACTACTCGACAAATCCATATTAACAATCTGATGGTTTGCGACAAATGGAATACTTATTTTTCCTGTGTTGTCTAGTTTAGTTCTATAATCAGAAACATTAACAATAGTTGTACCAAAATTTGCTTTTATTTTCGTCCAAAGATACAGTAGTCCACTTTTATCTAAGAAATTCATATAAACCCCCTTTCTAATTTAATGCATCAATTACCGATATTGGGATTGCACTGTCTGCTGTTGCGCCAGTGGCGATGCCGTTCAACTTGGTTTTGAGTGCTGCCGTGAAGTCTTCGGTCGAAAGCCCCTTCCCGCTTACCACGTCAACCTTTTTTGCCAGTGCCTTGTTTACGTCTGCCGTCTTAGCATAAGGCGACAAGTCATATGTGGTGTTTGTGTCAGTCCATGGAACATTAACATAAGCCTTGCCATTGCTATCAAGCGCAACTGGGTAGTTCTTACCACTCTGCGGATAACCAAGGGTAATGCCACCCTTTATGGTTGAACTTGCGGTTGGCAAAGAGTAATTATTGGCATTGTTTGCTATTCCATCAAGTTTAGATTTATCTGATGCTGTCATAACACCAGCTCTCAACTTTGAAGCTTGCCCCAGGTAAATACTGGTTATTTCTCCTTCATCTATATTAAGAAGTGAGAACTTAACCTGATTTTCTTCACTAAAAAACCTTAAGCTACTCACTGCTTTATTCTTCTTAGCATAATCTGCAAGGTCTACTGTAGCACGGAAGTCTCCGAGTTTCTCCCATTTTGAAGCATCATAAGTTGCACTGGTATTACCAGTATAAATATATTCCTCATATTGATTCTGTGTAACACCACCAGTATCTTTAATAAGATAAATATGCTTCTTAATATTAGTTGTAGGAAGAGCAGTTACTACTTCTGCAACTGTAGTATCAAGATTACCTAATTGACTTAATGGAACATTGCCCTTTGAATCAAGGGTTGCGATGCCATTGTTAAGACCTAAATATTTCACACTTCCGTCTGCCATCAACACTTGGGTTGCAGTGCCTCCAGTCTTCACGATACTTATAGCCTCCATTCCATTTTCATCAACATTGAAAATGTCTATAGTTTCGTTTTCACTACCACTTGTTGTTATACCTAGGTGTTCTCCGTTAATCACATAATGCAAACCGTTTTCAGGATTAATTTCACCACCTCTTTTGCTAAAAAAACGAGAATTAGCCCAGTCCTTAATCTTCTTCCAAAAGGAAGCAAGTCCAATTGCGTCTAAAAATTGCATAATCTATTGTTTTAAATTGTTATTTACTAGTAATATCTGTTATCTGTTCCTCCGTGATTGCTGGAGGGAAGTCCTTCGTCACGATGTCGGTCACTTTGTTTGCGATATCCTTGTAGATATCCGTGCCGAGTTTTTTTGCTGTCACGCTGCCGTCTCTGATGTTTCCAGTTGATATACAGTCCTCGGTCAGATGGTCGTGTTTGACCGCTCCCGGTTGTATTTTATCTGAGGTCACACAATTGGATGCTAGGTGTCTGTTCTTTACAGAACCATCGGCAAGCTTCGCTGCCGTTATCGCCCCATCCGCAATTTGCGCTTCCGTTATTGTTATCTTGGCGAGTTCACTCTTGATAATCCTAACGACCGCATCGTTCTCCAGTTTATCGTCCATCATGGCAAGCATCCTGCTTAACTCGACAACGATGTCGTAAATTTCCGTGCCGACACGCACCGCTGTGTTTTCTCCAACCTGCGTTGCATCTCGTATCAGCTCAGCCATACGGAGCATTTTTTGAATATCCTCGTTCATGTCTTATGTGCTTTTAGTTGCCTATTGCGTGAATGTGTGCCCTTGTTCCTCGCTGTGCCTTCACTTCCCCTTTCGGGGTGAATGTCTTGAGATATTCGAGAGCATCTGATAAATATCTTTCTGCCATATCCATGATGTCGTTGTACTGCTTGTTGCTCGAAACGTCTTGAACATGGTCTGAATAATCGTCTCTGTGGCGCATTCCACCTGCTCGGCTTATAATTGTGCCATCTGCGCGAAAAAGCCTCGCATACGTGAAATAAGCGAGTGCCTTGCGTATTCCACTGGTGTACTTCTGCACCTTGGTTTCGTCTTGGCTGCAATCACCCTCCTTCTTGGTGGAGTATTCGCCACCGTCCAGGAATACCGCAGGCTGGAAATCGGGCAAGACTGAATCGCCCCACTCTCCCTGCTCGGTCGCTGCCTTGAACCGCTCATACCCGATGGCTGGTATGATGTTCGCATCTTCGCATTCCCGAATGTATGCGTTCACATCATCCTCATCTAGGTGTGTGCTGGTCGGTCGTGCCAGTTTTCGGAACTGATCAACCGTGATAAGTTGTTTTCTTTCTCCCATAGGCTCAATCAATTAGTCTATCGTGTTGTTCCCTTCAACCTCGCTGCTGATATACTTTAGCGGCTGTAGCTTGGGGTCTAGGTTCTGAATGGCTGGGTCGTGCCAATTCTTGAAAATCTTCTTGAAGGCTCGCTCGATGAAACGCTGCTCGGTTGTCACTTCGCCTGCATAGTATTCGTAAGCGTCCTTCATAACTTGTCCGCTGAATCCCAGCTTGCCAATGCGGATGGAGTAGAAGAGTTCTTGGTGAAACTGGGCATAGATGCGTTCGATAACGCTGCTGTCGGTCACGGAAAACTCCTTGTCGAAGTTCTTCGTTGGGAAAGCAACAACCTTCGGCTCGTCTTCCTCGTTCTCAACCTCAACCGCAAGAATCTTCGCTGTGTTCTCGTCCCCTTGGAACTGCAAAAGGTCTTCATCGGAAATCATCTGTCCGCTCTCCACCTCTTCGCCTTCCTCGTTGAACTTAGGCACTCCCTTCTTGGTTACGAGCATGCAGGAGACGAGGAAGTTGTTGCGGACGTTTCGCATCTTCACGTTTCCCAGTCCCTCATCGGTCGAAATCTCCGTGATGGCTGAATCGTAGCTGGCTGTAGGATAAATAAACTGTCCGTCTAGGCTCTGCCACAGAACCTGCCCCTTGTAGCTGTCGATGCCTCCTGCGTTTTCACTCTGTTCAAAAACAATGTCGGGGTCGGGATTGAAGACGTTGATGCGCTCAATAGTCTTCTCGTTCACCATCAACCGCTTTCCGTTCCTCGTTTTCTTCTGCTCCCAGTCAGGATGCAGCAAGACGTGCGCCACGTTCCCCTTGTCGTCCGTCTCTTCCAGTCGGCAATTCTCAAAGGGTACGTGGCTCACGCTCGACACCTGCCCTAGAACGTTGTAGTTTACATGAAGGGCAAAGCCTCCAAAGCGTGCGAGGTCTTGCACAACGTTCCTGAGCAAATCGTCTGCCGTGTCCCCTTGCTGGTTCATCGCCAACGCTGCTAGAATGTCGCTATCGAAGCCGTAGCCCTCAATGAATCGGGCATATCGGTTAAGGCACAGCATTGCCGTACCGCTGGCTTCCGTGATGCGTGCGAGGTTCTGCGGATATAGATTGTCATATCCGTATGCCTGCATCTTGAATCGGCTGACGTAGCCAATATCAACCCTTCGCTTTGGCTTTTTAACTGTTTTAACGTTCATACTGTTTGTGTCGTTTTACTTGTTGTTTTGTTACTCTTCCTTGCCTGCTTTTTCGGCTTGGTCGAGGTCTTTCTTCTTGTCGCTGCCTGCTGCTTTTTCGGCAGGATCTTTCCCTGCTGTATCATCTGCACCGCTGTCGCTGCCTGCTGGCGGCTGCTTGTTCTCGATGAGTTCCTCGCTGGGTATCTTCTGAAAGTAACTCTCCATGTGTGGGTACTTCGTCAGATATTCGTGCGCTACCTTGTCGGTCAGGTTCTCATTCGTGAAAATCTTCCCTCTATAGAAATCCGGGCAGGAAATGATGAAGCCTGCCTTCATTGCGTAATTACATGTTTTTGGCATTGTCTTTTCTTTTTTGAGTTTTAGATAAATTTCGATTAAAGCATCGTGGTAACACTGCTGGCAGGTTGTCGGAACAAACCGCTTCCGTGTTACCTCGAAATATAGAGTTTCTATAACTGCCTTGTCGGTTGCATCAAAGGGACTGTCGAAACGTGCCTTCAACTCCCCGACCTTGGCTGTTGCTTCCTTGTATGTCATAGGCTACGCTGCTGCTTCCGTCAGAAGGCTCTTATACTTGGCTGCTGTGGTCTCGCTGTCTGTGTCGAAGAAGAAATAAGCTGCCTTCGGTACGCTCTCCTCTTCCAGCGTGATAAGCCAGCCACCCTCGGTGTCGTCTGAGTACTTGTCGTTCTCGCCTGCGCTTGCCTTCAGTGCCTGCGCATATCCGAATACCTGGTACTCTGCCTTTCCGTCCGCTCCCTTTGATAGGTTACGAAGGATGATAACGAACTTTCCGTTCGCCAGTCCGTCAATGATATTTGCGCAAACGTCAGGTGTGTTTGCCAATACCACGACTGCTACGGTGTTCTTCCAGCTGTTGCGGTACGTACCAACGGTAAGTTCTGTCTTGGTTCCAGTGAATGGCTTGCTGCCCTCCTGCCGGATGGCGTATGCTTTCTTGCCAGTCTTCAAAACTAATGTTTTAATTATATTGCCCGCTACAACGGACTTGGTGAAGTCGATGTCGTCTCGGTTGATGATAAGTCCATCGCCCTCCAGTCCCTTTGTTACTTGGTCTTCGCAAGGGATGATGATGTCCTGGGCGATAAGGCTCTCGCAAGTTGTTGCCATATTAATTCGTTTTTAATTGTTATATCCCCAACACCGTTTTGTGGGTGTTGAGGACTGTCAAAAATAACTTAATACTAAACTGAAAATTAGGAGAGATTAGTAAGCTGCATGGATCATGTCCTCTTCGAGGAGAGCCGTGCCAATCTTACCGGTAGCATAGAGATAGTTCCTGCGCTCCTTCTGGTCGAACCAGATGTCGAGGTCGCTGATTAAATTGTCTGCGTCTGTACCAATCATAAGGTGCTTAGGGTTGCAGAATACCGCACGGTGTGGAAGGTTGACTGTAGCCTCGCCCTTCTCGTATGCTTTAATCATTCTGTCCCAAATGCCGACACGTGCAATCTTCACTCCGTTATAGGTCGCTACTTCGAAGCCATCGAACAACTTCTCCCATGGCATAATGTCGTGGTAGGTCTTCTTGAGGTCGTAGGTCAATGCGTCAGCAAGCGAGCGTGTCATGAGCAATACGGCATCGCTGTCGTCAACGATACGTGTGTCTGCATCCATCAGGATGGTGTCTACAAGTGTAGTAGCCGCACCACTCTTGCGCAATGCAGAAATCTGCAATGCTGCCGTGGTCTCGCTGTTGGCTGCGATAGCTGTATGTTTGGTCGCTGTGGCTTCAAAGATGCGCTTGAACAGACCATCGCAGACGTTGAAATTACTGACATCTAAGTCTGCTGTCAGCTTGCCGCCACCTGCACCTGCCAATGCAGCCTCCTTGTCACCCAACCAGCCGAAACGCCAAATCATCTGCAGCATGGCTCGATGGAGTGCATCGGCATAGATTGTCATGAAGTCGGTGCTGGTGAGGTCGCCAATGGCTGTACCAGTCTTCAATGAATACTCAGCGATGGTTCCCTTCAATGCCTCGTAGCAAATCTTGATAGGAATCTCCCACTGTCCGAGTTCCCAACGCTTCTGAGAGTTAGCGATGCCCTTCTCTTCGTAGGTAGGGTCGCAACCGCCACCCTTCTTACCGACCATTTCCATCTCTCCGAGAAGAGCGATAGGGTCTTTCTCTTTGACCTTCTGAATGTTCACGAATGAAGAGAAATCTTCATCGTTGTAGAAGGTTTCCTGCACGGCATCCTTGATGCTTGCGAGGTTTTCCGGCTCGAGTTTAAGGTTCTCAAGCTGCTGTTTTGTAAATCCTGCCATTATTTTCTATTGATTTAATGGGTTAATACTTTGTTACTTCTTGCCCTTTTTGTGGAGCTTGGCAAGTCTCTCCTTGATAGCGTTCTTGCCTTCCTCGACAGCGTTCACGTTGTCGCCTGCGCCCTTGCCGCTTGGCTGTCGCTGTGCTGGCTGGTAGTGGCTGCTGTAGCCTGCCAGAACCTTCTCTGCACCTCCTGCCATCTTCACGGCATTCAGGATGCGCATGTCTTCCTTGCTCTTTGCAAGTTTCTGCGCGCTTGCCAGCTGTGCCTTGGTGTCGTTCAACTGCTGTTTGAGTGCTGCTACCTGCTGCTGCAACTTGGCTACGGTGTCGTTGTCGGTGCTTGATGCGCTGCCGCCCTCACCGCCTTCACCGCCCTCATTGTCGGTGTTGTCTGCGGTCTGAATGTCGGTAATTACACCGTCCTCGACAACGATTGTCTTGCCATCGGGCATTTCAAACGTTCCGTCCGGACTTGCCTTGTCGCCAACTTGTGGATCTCCCTCTTCACGCTCTACGGTCAGTGTCTGTCCGTCTGCTGTGTTGAGTTCCATCGCCTTTGGCTCTGCCTTGGCTTGTGGCTCTGCCACCGCCTGCTCTGCTTCCTCCAGTGTCTTCACGCCCAACTTGGCGAGAATCTTGTCGAGGAGAGAAGCCTTTACTTCTGTTTTCTTCTCCATTGCTTTTGGATTTTGTTGTTTTGAATTAATAAAATTTTCTATGTTGCGTTTTGATGCGCTTGCGCTGAGTGCTGAAACGGTGCTGCTGATAAGACCTAGGCGCAAAGCCTCGCTGGTGTTGATGAAGATGTCCTTATCCATCAAGGCTTGAATTTCTTCCCGGTCGCACTCGCACCGCTCTACGTATGCGTCCACCATCTTATCCTGCCACATCTGCATTTCCTCGCTCTGGTTCTTCAAGTCCTTTGCGTTCAGCTGGTCGCCCAAACACCAGCCGGGAACCCATGGGTTGTGCAGGAGGAAGGCAGCGTTCTCGTATGCCTTGCGGCTCTCCTTTGGTGCTGCGAGCATGATGATTGTTGCCATGGATGCTGCCTTGCCCTCAACGGTGCAGGAAATCTTCTTTCCGCTCTGCCGCAGTCGGTCGTAAATCGCCCAGCCTTCGACCACAGAGCCGCCATTGCAGAAGATGCGCATATCGATGATATCATCGTCTTTCGGTATGCTTGCTGCAAAAGCATCTATATCCTGAAAGCAGACACAATCGCCACCCCACCATTGATACCAAAACTTGTTGTCTTGGCTGTCGATGTCGTTGTATATTCTGAGTTTTGCCATTGAATCGTGATTTTTAAGTTTTAAAACGCTGCAAAGATACGATATTTTTCAATATGTTTATCTCACAAGCAGTTAATTTTTCTAAACAAGCCGAAATTTTGCGTTCTAAGCGGCTTTTATTGCCTTGGGTGTGTAACTTTACCACCTTCAAGCGAAAGCCGCTTAGAACGCAAATCTTGAAGAAATAACTACCCTTTAAATCCTGCCGATATTCTCTATCGTCTGCACTCTACGCTGGGTGCGGTTTATCTCCTCCACGCTCACTACTGGCTGAGGAGCCATCTGATACCCTCTTGCTACAGCTGCCGCCAGCATATCCATGCCGATGTTGCTGCCTCCGTTGTTTACTACGATAGGAACACCACCTCCTAACTGGTTGAATGCGGATAATATCGGACTGAACATTGAAGTCGCCTTGGCTGTCATTACGCTCTCGCCATTTGAGAGCCTTGCCGGGATGCTGTCGCTAGTTCCGGTTCCAGAGCCTTGGACGTAGCCACCAGTGGAAAAGCCCTTGACGGCTGCTTTCGCTCCGGCAAAGGCTGCCTTGGTTAATGCCATCATGCCTGCTGCACTGGCAACGCCAAACCACGACTTTTCTGCCAGCTCATGTGCCAACATCTGTGCATAGTAAGCCGTAATTGCCATCTCGATCGCATCAAGCAAAGATGTGAGCATGGATTTCAAGAAGTTGTGGAAGGATTTGTCTTGCTCATTGAAGAAACTAGACAGTCCATCGCCCAGCGTAGAAATCATGTCAGCCATCATCTGCTGGCGTTCACCGATTTTCTGTTGCTGCTTCTTGTTCGAATCGTCTGCCAGCTGTACCTCTGTGTCGTGGAGTTGCTGCTGGAGCTGCTTCTGCGCTTCCGTGTTCTCTTGGGTCATTGCAAGTTTCTGCTCCAGGAAAGCCCTATACCGCTCCAACTTGGCTGCGTTGTCGTTCTCCTCATCGCTAGTGCCACCACCCAATATATTTGCATCCTTGCGTGCCTTCTCTGCTTCCTCGAACTCCTTGTTGAGTTCGTCCACAATCTCCTTTGCTTGATTCTTCAAGTCCGCTTTCGCCTTTATCATGATGCCGAGCAGTTTTGCCTGCATTTCCTGCGCCTTTTCCGCTCCGATTTGCCCTGCCGCTACGTATGCGTCAATGCTCCTTGCAACCATGTCCTTTTCAAGTTGTTCAAGTTCGTTGCTATAGTCTCGCTCGTTGTCGTACATGCCTGCGAGGTATCGCTTCTTTGCGTCCATGACTTGCTCGTTGTACTTATACTGGATAAGCGCAATCGCTTCCTGCAATTCCTTTTCCTTCTTCTTCCTTCGCTCTGCTTCTGCCTTTGCCGCCTTGTCGGCTGCTGCCTTCTCCTTCTTGGTCTTAGGGGTAGTGCTGGCGATATTAGTGCCGTCCTTGAGCTTTGTATTGTCGGTCGCCATGGATGGTGCATCTGCGCTGACTGGTATCTTGATGTTAGCATGGTTAAAAGTATTCTTCATGCCACCCACGATAGCATCAGCCATTCCGCTGCCGAATTTCTTCAAGTCTCCCCAAGCCTCCTTCACAGTATTGCCAAGACCCGAAAAGATGGAGTTAAAGCCGTCTCGCATCTTATTCACGTCAAAGGAGAAAAAGCCCTCAAACATCTGCAACAGTCCCCTCACTGGTCTTGCAACAAGCTTAATGGCATCTATGATGATGTTGAAGGCAAACAAGGCAACCTGCCCGACAGACTTAAACGAAAAGCCTATCAACTGAATCAATCCCCTAAATGCCACGCTTTGGTTATAAAGGTTGATGATTGCCCTCAATAGTTTCGTTAGATGGTTGCTCACGAATGTTGCCGCCTGAGCCTTCATCATTTCGAAGCCGCCACCAGTAACGTCAAAGAGTGCACTTGCGGTATCCTTCAAACGCTTGTTGGCTTCCACCTGCTTTTCCTGAGCCTTGGCAACATCACTGGATTGTTCCTTGACCTTATCCATGTTCATCTCAATGTCTCCGAGGGTCTCGATGTACTTTAGACCTGCATCCTCGCCAGGACCTCCAAATATATCTGCGATGGCTTTTCCTACCTTGGCTGATGAAGCAGGGTACTCCTTCAGCTTGTTTCCGACCTCCTGCATGATGTCAAATGTGGTCTTGCTACCGTTTTGCAGTTCTTTCTGAACTTTCTCGCTTGATATACCTATGCCATCCAATGCGGCTGCTGTTGCGGTAGTCATCTCTCGAAGTCTAAGATTACCCTCCTTGATGGTGTCAAGACCCTTGTCGGAGAATATTCCCTGCTTGGTGGCGTTGGTTGAAATTGCCACGAATTGCTCCGCATTCAATCCAGCCTCCTTCAGGTACGTTGGGTATTCCTTCACGTTCTCTAGGAACTCATCACTAGCATTCGCACCAGCCACAAAGCCATCTTGCAAGAGCTTTAGCGATTCTGATACACTGATGCCAAACTGCTTGCTCATTACATTTGCGGATTGCAAGGTTTCGCCAAAATCCACGTCAAACGTCTCGCTGATTGCCAAGGCTTGATTTCTCACTGATTTCATTTCGTCACCGAAAAGCCCAGTGAACTGCATGGTCTTGCGTGTGGCTTCCTCTATGCCCTTGTTGTAGTCATAGAACCATTTGAAAGCAATTCCGACACCAGCCACACCTGCCATGGCGAGGAAATAAGGGTTGGTCAATAAGGAAAGAGCCGTATTTTTCAACGCGCCAAACTTCACCCTTAGGTCTTCCACAGACTTTCCCATTTCCATAACCTTTCCGATTCCAGTATCATCAACAACATCAAAACCGAAAAACTCGGTATTCTGTAGGTCGTCAGCCGCCTTCATCATTGAATCGTAATAGCTGCCGACACTGCGCTGAAATCTTCCTGTAGCCTCCTCAGCATCTTTCAGTTCCTCTATCAAGTCTTGGATATGCTCCTGCATCTCCTGCCCCTTGGAACTCTCACGCTCGGCACGGCTCATCTCATCGTAAGCCTTGGTGGCGTTGGATAGCTGGGCACGCAACTGCTTTAAGCTGCCTTCCTGCTCGTTTTCGGTGCGCACGTTGTTCTGTATCTCCTTTTGCAGCGTGCGAACGTTGTAACGGTATTCCTTGATGGTTGCGTTGATGGCTTCCGTCTGCACCTTCATTTCGTTGGTCGTGATGGTCTTGTCTTTTTCCTGCTGCTGCAAGTCCTTGATGGATTGCTTTAGCTGGTCTATCTTTTCCTTGTATCTGATGATGCCATAGATTGCATCCTCGTACTTGACCTTGATGTCAAGAATCTGCTGTTTGTCTTCACTTACCATAGTTCGTTCTTTTTAGTTGTTCAACTCTATCATTGTAACCTCGCAATATCCGCTGTTTGTTGTCTTGATTTCGATAACTGCGAAATATGCGCCATACTGTGCAAGGTACACTGGCTTCGTTTCATCAAAGTCCAGAATATCCAAGTCCGAAAGATTGAGCCGCTCTGTGATTACGTGCGCCCTGGCGATGCTTGCTGCAAGCTGCTTGTACTTCGTATCGAATATGTTCTGAAGGTCAATACCGAATCGCAGTGCCGCTTGCTCCTTATCATCCCTAAGCGTCATTATTCGCTCCTTGCATCCCTTATACTCTCCACCATTCTTCATGCCGAAAGAATCCAGTGTTCTTATCGGTATGCGGTTGTCATCGCTGGCTGCAAAAGGTAGCGTCCACGTGTCCTGCTCATAGTCCAAAGTCTGGTTGCTGATTGCGAGGTCTGCATCATAGTCCCCGGTTGTCTCTTCGTCTTCCTTCCACTTGTAGCGGTTGTGTTGCATGAAGTCTGAAACGGAATACTCGCTTTTTCGTGGTGCACCTTGGCGGTCATACGGAATGAGTTTTCCGCTCCAGTCGTAGGCGTTCGCCTTGTTTGCCCAAACTCTGGTAAACATGATAAACTGCACTTGCGTGCTGTTGGTCAGTTGCCTAGGGAACGAGCCAGTTATCAAAGCCAGAAACTTAATGAAGTTTGTTACCTCGATTTCAGGCAGGTTTATGCCGATAGGGAAACTTCCACCAATCGGAACGCTGTCCCCACTCTTGACGCTTGCCGTGATTTTGCCGCCATAAACGGAAGGCAGGTTAACTGTGTTCACTCCGTGCATGATAGTCTCAAACGTTAGTACATCGTCCTTCTTTAGCGATATTGTGTTCGTTCCTGCCGAAAGTAAATAAAGATAGCCATCGATAGCATAGCTACGTAGTACGACCGGGTACTTAACCTGCCCATCCTCGTATTTCAAATCTCCGAACTCGTATTCCTGCGTGGATGCCTCACCTCCAGTAGTGCTTGGTGTTGTCACGGTCATTTTCACGCCCATAGGCAACTGAATCTCCGCTGCGTCTTCAAACTGATGTCTGACGTAGTATTGCACTTGCACATCAAAGGTCAGTTCGCAATCCTTCGTTATCGTCAGTTTCTGTACATCGCTGCCAGTGCTTGGCGTGACTGATGTCAATGAGTTGTTGACGGAAAAGGAAAGCGCACCTAGTCCGTCCCGGCTCTTAACGTCTGCGGTCAGATTACCGATAATTGTCTTGTCGTCTGCCTTGTTGTTGATGATAGGCACAACAAGGTTGTTCAACATTTTCTTTGCTTCATCATCCTGCCAAACGAAAGATACGCCCGACTTCCTCGCTATCCTTGACAATAGCCAGTTTACGGTCACACATGGCTGCAAGAATTTTGGGGACGTTTTATATTCATCCACCGCCACATCATCGCCTACGAAATCCTCCTTATTATCGCCATCTATCATTTCGTGCATAGGTGTCAGCCCGGTAACTGATAGCGACAGAGTGCTGTAATATTCGGCAGGTGCATTCACTACGAGGTATGCAGCTCTAGCCTCTCCTCTGATGGTGTATACTTCCAGCGTCTCATCTTCTCCGCTCACGGATAGAACTCGCATGTACTTATCCAGTACCGCATAGCTTCTGTAATCGCCCTTTCCTTGCGCTTGCACCTTTGCCGTTGATGATGGCAAGAAGGGGATGAGAGCACAAATCGTGTCCGGTTCGTTCTCTATATTTCCACTGATGTACTTTCCTACCTCTGTGCCAGTTCTGATGCGTCCACGGCTAGGCAGGTATTGTGTCGTGGTATACTTATTCCTCTGCACCAGATTAATACCAAAGTTATCTTTGCTCTCAATTCGGTATGGATTGTAATAAGCAAAGAATATCCCCTTGCTCACGGCTTCCTCCCTTGTGTTCGGTGTGTTGTACTTTTCAAAAAGCACTCTGTCTGTCACTCCCAGTTCGTTCAGTTTCATTCCGCTCTCCAGTAGCTTCGTGAACGCTGGCATTATGCCCCAATAAATCGAGACCTCGATGCTTTCCTCAATGCTCAGTACGTTCAACCGTCCGTCCTTGATAATTTGCACACCTTCACGGAAATAACTGCACTTGTGGAAAATGAAAGGGTATCTACTACCGCTCTTCGGTCTGTCCGCTTGCTGTAAGACTGAAAGGTTATGCACCGTCCGTGGTAACTGGATGGTGTACGTGTAGTTCGAGGTCATTTTCGTGACGTCTCGAAAAAGGTTGCTCTTGATGTCGAGAGCCACATCGGTGCTTTCCGACAAGTCCATAAGAACACCGTCAATGTAAAGTCTCTGGTCTATCATAGTCTCTGTACGTTAATGTTATTGATTATCATTTCGCATACGAAATCCTGCAAGCAAGCTGTGCTCTTCGTGTAGCTTCCTGCCTTGATTGTTACGCTCGTCCACTGGTCTTCCTCGTGCATCCAGTCTCCCCCGAGGTACATGTCAACGACTGGGCTGCTCGCTAGGTCTTGCAGCATATCGAACGTATCACTGTCAACCAACGGGGCACAAAGTTTGATTGAATCCGTGCGCTCGTATCCCTGCCTTCTTCCGCTGTCGCCAACGTAGCCGTATATGTCGCTGTATCCACCCAGATTGTTGCGTATGAAACTCAGGTCGCTGGCTATTTCTCTCGTTTCCTCCCCAGACGCAAATAGCCAATAGCGAATGAATCCGTGTCGGTCAATCCAACGCAGATAGATGCCGCTCTCGGTATCGTCTCTGTCAATGCGCAGCAATAGTGACTGCTTGCCACCGGCAGATAGACAGAAAGTAAGGTCGAAAGTATTGTCAAACGTTCCCTGCTGAATCTCTCCATCGTAGTCGTAGATGTTCCAGTATCTGGCACCGCTTGGTAAGATGGCTGCATTGAAGTCTATCATGTCGGTGGTCGGAATCTCAAGCAGCTTGTTTGGTGCTCCCTCGTAACCTATAAGCAGTTTGGTGTCCGCCTTACTTAAATACATACCAAAAGAGAACGGATAGTTGGTGAACCACGTAAGGCGTTTGTAGCCGTTCCAGGTCTCCCCGAACCTTGGCGCACCCCATACTACGTTCGTAGTGAATTCGATGCTCGCAAGCTGTCCGTCTCTGTCATCGTATGCGTTAACCTCAACTCTTATGTACTGGGATAAGTTATTGACGTCATAGTTTATCGTCCAGTCCACGCCTGCATTGATGCGTCCATCGAAAATGGCTTGCACGTATGCTTTGAAGTCTGTTATACACTTTCCGTTGAACGCCTCCACATTGTAGGCTCGTTCCGTTTTGCCCCATCTGATTATTACCTCAATCCACGATAGATTGCTTCCAATCGCTCTGATGATGCAAGGCAAAAATGCAAAGTATACTTCATCGGGGTAGAAAAAAGAATATCCGTTGTTCACTGTCTGTCTCATACCGTCTCATTGTTTAGTTTTATACTTCCCACCGACTGGTGGATTAAGAAAATAAGTCGCTGTCCGAGCCGCTTCATCGTGTCGGGCACAACGTTGCTGTATACGTCAGCCCTGCCGCCCGTCCGGTGCAGTTTAGAACCCTTGTTGGCGATGGTGTGGGCGATGGCTTCTGCCATGCTCATGTCGCCACGCTCTTGTGGTGTATACTTGTGCTGCCGCTTGGTTTTGTAGGGGATAGGTCTGCCGTGCAGTCCCTTGTCCTTCATCCACTGCCGGATGATGCTACGGAAGCCGTATGGTATCTTTCCTGCCCTTCGTCCGGTCTCAAGCACTCCGAATGGCTTGTGTCCCCAGAGGATGGTTTCGTCTTCGCTGGGCTGCTCCACCTTTAGGCTCGCTATTGTGCGCCCCGATGCGTTCTGTCCGTTGATACGTATGTGGTTGATGATAAGCTGCCGTGCTCTCTCAACCTCCTCACGCATTATGAGCGATGCCGCCTTGGGGTCGAATTGAATACCTCCCTTGCTCATACCTCACATCCTCCTATTCTCTGTGTCAGTTGCAGGGAGTACATTACGCCCGACACGATCGTGCTCAAACGCTCGATGATGGTCTCGTAGTACTGCTGCCCTTCCAATGGTTCGAACTGGTGCGACTGGTTGATGGCTCGTATCATCCTTGCCCCTGCCACCTTCATTCGGTCGATGCATTCTCCGTTGTCTTCTCCTTCCGCTCCCCTCGGTACGGTGTCGAGATAAGCCAGGGCAACGTTCACGGTGTCGTATACCCTGCCGTTGCGTATCTCTGTCGTGCCGCTGGCTGGGATGATACAGACGATTGCAGGATAGTTCAGTTTCTCCAGCTTGGTGTCTGCTGTGTCCCAGTCCTCGAATAGGTAGGTGTAGTCTGGTAGCGTGTCTGCTGCCAGCTGCTTTAATGTTTCCCTTATTGTTGCCATAATTATCTAGATTTACGTTTCATTTCTTCCGCTTGCAACTTCTGCAGGTTTCGCTCGTACACGCTTCTCTTGTTGTCCATTTCCATGCACTTGTAGATGCGAAGCCATGGTGTTTTCAGAACTTGGTCGTGGTCGCTGATGCCCATCCTTACCGCATACCAGTCCAGCATGCCGAATAGTCCGAACCGCAGGGTATCGATGCCTGCCTCCTTCTCCAGTCTCGTTGGCTTCGCTGTGTCTGTGCTCTCGAAGAGCTTGTTGATGCGCTCGACCTCTGCTGTTACCCAGCCGATGAGCATAACGACATCAACCGCCCTAGCCTGCTCCACTTCCTTGTGACTCAGACCGAGGACGGTTGTCACTATCTGATACAGACTTTCCTCGCTGTCTGATAGCTGGGAAAGGTCTATTAGCTGCCCGATTGATAACTGGTTGAGATTGCCGGGCACTTGTTTTCCTCCGACAAACGCTGGTCGTGGCTGCTTGCCGATTTTATAGCTGGTGTGTCTTGCCACTGCCAGCCAGTACTTGAATGTAGTGTTATTATCCATACGCTTTATATTTTTGTCGTTATCTTTGCCTCAATACGTGCGCCCTAGCCGTTCCATGGCTCGCTACGGATAACTTCTTCAAGGCTACGTATCGTATTGCGTCTATGCCGTGGTTAAATGCGTCTATAGGCTGGTTCGTTGTCTCTCCATCCCTTGACTTCTTCCACTTGTATTGCTGCATGTTCCCGATGATGCCGTGGCTGCGTCTTGTTATGTTGATGCGGAAACGCTTCAAGATGTCGATACCGTTGTTGATACTGTCCGCTCCCTTGGTGCTGCCGATTATCCACAGCCCTCGGTTGTGTATCTCCTGAATGCTCTTAGGCTCTGCCGAATCCGCAATGATAAGGTCACGTTTCGTCCGTCCTTGTTCCTTGCATCGGTCTGCGATGTCATCGTTCGTCATTCCAGGCTGGTAGATTTCTTCGTCCACCCATAACTCTCCGTGCGCCAATATAACGTGCTCCAGCGCAGTTGGGTCGTTGGTGAATCCGAAGTCCATACCCCTGCATTCCATCTTCCACTCCTCCCTTGGTGGCAGCTTGTCAACGATGCCCCAGTTGGTGAAGATAAGCCCGGTTATCTTTCCGGTCAGTCCACGCGCATATACTCTCCACAGTTCGGGGTCGTCAATCTCTTCAATTTTCTTGTGTTCCTGCTCAGTAAGGAATCGGTTGTTTCGGTGGTCGCTCAGGATCAGTCGGCAGTCATCCCTTCCGATGATGTTGTTGTGTACCCAAAACCTTGCGCTCGGATTGTAGTCGATGAACACCTGCTTTCGGGTTCGGATGGCAAGCTGCCAGAACACTTCGTAGGGCACACCGTTCGCCTCATTCACGAACAGATAGTCTCGCTTACCGTTCTTAGCATCCTGCGCATCTTGGTAACTCTTGAACTCGATGATTGAGCCATTCTTTCCTCGGTAGCTGCTGTCGCTCTTGTTATTCTTGAACCAGTCCAGCAACTCTGCCCTTGTGTGCAGGATGGTGTCGAGGTCTCGCATGGCTCCCACCTTTAGGTTCGGAAGGTCTTGACCGCACACCGTGATAATTACCCTTGGATGCTCAAAAGAAAGCACTATAAGACGCTGCATAATGGTGTATGTCTTCCCCGAGGACGTGCCTCCTTGGTTCACGAGAAACCTTGGCTTCACGTCCGCATTCGGTTCATAAAGTTCACCAATAACGTCAAATAGTGCCATTCTTTCAAACAATAAAACTTAAAACAAAATTATGGTAAAAAATTATTCTTTATCCAATCCTTCACGCTCGATTACTTCCTGCTCGCTGGATGCACACTGGTGTCCCGAGTTGATGTAGCGTACCTCGATGCCGCCTTGGAATCCTGCGTTCAGGTCGAGCACGACCTTATCCAGACCGAGCAGCTTGCAAATCTGCGTCTCTGCCTTTATGATGATGTCGAGGTAGCGTGGTTCTCCGAATCCTCTCTTCTCGGCATCGTACATCATCGTCTTGACGGTCTCGATAGAAACCATCCTCCCTCGCTCATCTACGACTGGAAGTCCCTGCTGGTTCGATTTCTTTTCGTGGTAGTCTTCCTTGGACTTCTCCCACGCTTCCCACGCTTCACGTATTACCAGCTTCAACCTTGCCACCTCGCTGGTTATTTTCTCGTCTGTGTCGGTCAGCCGCTCTTCCCTCCACTCCTTCAGTAACCGCTGAATGTCGCAGTGTGCTTGATTGTATTTCGGTCTGTCGAGCCGCTTGCGAACCTCTGCCGTGATTTCTCGCTCCGTCCATCCTCTGCGGTATAGGGGTGCGATAATCTGCAGGCGGTTCTCGATGTCGATTTTCTGCGCTCGATGTTTATTGTTGTTACCTTGTGGCATATTTTGATTCCTTGAAATTTATTTGATTTTTTATAAAAATTCTACTTGAAAAACTTGCATATTTCAAATAAATTTCGTATCTTTGCAAACGTAATAAGGGAAGTGTCCTTACTTACTGAAACCCTCCGAGGATGAGGGAAAAGTAAAATGAAATCCCAAAGTCTTATGAACGTACTGAAAATTTCATTAAAGATTTGGAAAATAGAAATCTTATCATTTACGATTAGATTATTCTAACTCCAAGGGGTGGTGCTCGAACCACCACCCCACTTTGGGATTTCGTTTGCAAATTTACGAATTAATTTTCATATCACCAAATTTTTAACATTATGAGTACTACGAATGAAACTACCTACAAATCTTGGGGAGGTGCTCGCAAGGGTGCAGGGCGAACGAAGAAATACGCTGCAACATTCTATTTCGGTGCTACCGAGGACGTGGCTAACATCTTGGCAGGGGTCGATAAGAAAGACCGCAGCGACTTCATCAACCAGTGTATTCTCAAAGCGATGGGCAGGGGTTAATCTCCTGCCTTTTTCGTTTCCGCTCCCTTGGCGGTTATTTTCTGCGAATTTCGTGCACACGGCTCGAACGTTTCAAGCACGCTTAGTTATGCGCATAGTTTGAGAACGTGCCGCATACGCTCGCATATCGTCTTATCCGTTTATTATCTCCCATTCCCCGGTTGCTTTTACCAGTTGTACCATCGGTGCTTGGTCTGAGTACTCGCAGCTTGGGTCTTGGTTATCCCATTGCGCGATGAACTGCGATTTAGGGAAAGCCATCCGCAGGCAGATTACGGTCTCTCCGCTTCCGGTCGGTATGGTGTAGGTCTGTCCCTCCTTTATGGTGTCGGAAAGGATAATTCTGTATTCCGCTGCCAGTTGGTTCATCATATCCATTGGCAGGTGTCCGCTGGTTGCATCGAAGGAATCGGGGAAGGTGTTGCGTATCTCGTTCATGCTCCACCAGCGGTTCGCACTCAAATCGCCACCGGGAGAAATTTCAACGCAGGGGATGCCTGCCTCCTTGATGGCTCTTGATGCGTTGCCGCAGGAGAAACAGACGCAGCGGTCGATGTGGTTCTCTTCCATGTGCCGCTTGATGATGCAGGCACGGATTGCCTTCGCTGTTCTGCTGATGTCAATCGTCTGTGCCTTCATCGCTCTGCCCTCCTTCCTCTGCTGGTTGCTCTTCCTCTCCTGCTGGTGCTACGCTGTTGAAGGTGTCCGCAAGCTGTTGCGCTTCTTCCTCGTTGTATTCGATAGGCTGGAAATGGTCTTGGACGTGTTTCGGGTCGCCCTTGTAGAATACTAGAACGTTGGAGTGCATCTTTTCGGGCTGTCGCATATCCTCGAACGTCTTCTTGATTTCGTCCATTTCGCCTTTATAGAAAACGAGCACGTTTTGGTGGCACTTCTGTGTCTTACGGCTTTTCATACCGCCATCGGCTCTCAGGCATCGGGTCGCGACTTGCTCGATCAGGATGAGTTCGTTGTAATAGTGAAGACCGAGCCGCAGGAATGTGGAGATATTGTCTCCGACGAAATTCCGGTACTCTCCGTTCTTCTTGTTTCGTACTTCCCCAATCTTGACAACCAGGAATGAGCCGTCTTTCATCTTGTCAACGCATTGTCTGAAGATGTTTTCGTACTGGCTCATGAACTCTTCGTATGTGCCGAGTGCGCTCATGTCTTCCTTGCTGTAGACTTCCAGGTCGTAGTATGGTGGCGAGGTGAAACAGAGGTCGAAATCGCTGTCAGTGATTATCTGCCCGATGTTGTTTGAATCACCGCAGAAATATTTCACGCTGCCGTAATCCTTGGTCGCTTCTGTGTTGATGTCGACCTGCTCCTTGCGGATTTCCACAGCTTGATAGTCGTAGCCTAGCGTACCAGCAACAACGCCCTTGGTCTGCTCTCCTCCGAATGGGTCGATAATCTTTCCGTGTGGCTTGCAGAACCATCGCATGATGATTTCAGCCAGTACTGGGTCGAAAAGGCTTGTACCCTGCGCCAATACGCTACGGTCTGCCTTGGCTTTCTCTTCGGGCGATACATAGTTCTCGAGATACTCATCGAAAGAGATGCCTTTCTCTTTTCTGAACTTCTCGCTCTTGGAGTACAGTTCCTTGTATCGCATTTCCTTGGAACGGACGAGGGTCTGTTCACGGCTTGCCCCGATGTCCTTGCTGGAAACGATGGCACGCCATTGCTTCTTGCGCTCAACCCAGTAGCCTTGGCGTGTGTCGAGGATTGAGAAGGGAGGAACGACAAACTTATCCACTAGGCTTGGTTTCGGTGCTCCTTCTCCTTCTGTTGGAGTATCGCCCCCCTCCTTTTGCTCATTGCTGATGCCTGCCATACCGAGAATCCATTGTGGGATTGCCCAGTCCGTCAGCGGCTGGTCTCCGAACTGGTTTGCCAGTGCTTCGGTGTCCCAGTCTCCGAAGCCTGCATTATCCTTGATGATGAATTCTTTCTTTTGCGCTTCCGTCAGGTCGGATGCCTTGACGATGGTTGCAGTTGGCTGCTCCTTCCAAAGGCTCCAGTAGTAGGCGATTAACCGCTTCTCTGAATCGGTCAGCCGCTTGTCTGTGTCGAGAACGTCCATGATGGCTTCGGGTGTCATGCTTACGATGTGGCAGAGTGCCCTCGTTCTCATATTGCCACCCAGTGCCTTGTATGTCTCATCTACGACTATAGGGCGAAGCTGGAGCATCTTAGGGAAGACGAGGATGCTCTTGACCAGCTTTTGAAAACTCGCCTCAGTTATGGTTCGAGGGTTCGCTTCGTTCTCGCTGACCCTCGATAGTGCGATTTCTTCTGTTTCCATTTTCTTCTTGTTTTAAGTTCGAAAAACTGCTTATCTGATAAACATTGGCGCAAAGATACGACTTTTTTGCTTTAGTTGTTTGTTCTTTGCACACTTTTAACTTTTTCCAACACTTCGTTTTTATCTTATCCATCAAAGGCTCTGATGGTCTTTTGCAGGGTTGTCTGCGGTTTCTTCGGCTTCACTCTGACCGGGTATCCTGCACAGACCCATGCGAGGAGAAGTGCGTCTCTCTGGTCTTGGTTCATTCTCGGCATTTTCTCTCCTGCGCTTACAAAATAAGCAATTTCATCCTGCGTGATTTTTCCGTCTTTACCCTTCCAGCACTTCTTTAGTGGCTTGATGATTTCGCAGGGGATATTGTAGTGTTTGCAGCACTCGACAATCAAGATTCCGGTCTGATGGTTCATTCCGGTAGAGCGTCCGATGGCTGCTGCCTTGACTGCTGTCATGAAACGATTAAGCACATGCCAGTTGCTCTTGTTGAGCCAGCCGCCTTCAATAACGACCTTAACCTTTTTGCAACTCTCGTTCATTGCCTTCAAGTAGTCAATCAAAGCCGGGAAGTTCATTTTATAGGCGAGAAACTTCTTGTCGTCAAAGACTGCTCCAACTCCGCTTTCCTGATTATCGGGGTCGATTCCGATTATAACTGTTCCTTTTTCCATTTTTTCTTTAAAGTAATTATTTTGTTTGAATTTCACGCATAAGCGTTTATTTTGTTTTGCTGGTGTAGTTTATTATCCAACACCCTTTACGTGCGCATATACGTGCACACATGCGTTATTATCCCTATCTTTCCCCTACCCCTTTCTTTCCCTTCTTTTCGGTTGCGATAGAGAAAGCTGGCAGGGATTCCGGAAGTTGTGCCTGCGCTTGCAAAATAAATGAATAACAAAATGTATATGTTGCAGGGTTCTTCCTTCTTCCACCGCCAGCCGAATGAATAAAAGCATAATTCCTAACGATTTCTTTTTCTTACTTCTTCATGTACCACCTCGCTTTCTTTGTTTGTTGTCAGACTTCGGGAGATGCGTTTCCGGCTCTCATATCGTAATTTCAAGATGTTATAAGTTTATTTGTTTTGATATTAGAGCCTATCTCCTTCTGTCCTCGCTGATTAATAACTCTATTATTGAACTCACGACCGATTATTCTTTTTGTTCTCTAGCAGCCATGCCAGATGCGCTGCCTGCTGCGGATTCTTGAACATGGAAAGAGCCTTCTCTACGTCCGGCTTCTTTCTCTCACGCATCGCTCTGTCGGCTACCCGGTTCTTCGTACCGTAGTTCCGGTAGTGCTTACTCCAGTACTCTTTCTGATACGCCCGGTATTTCTCACGGTTTCTTTTTCGCCATTCCTTCGTGGCTCTGAGGATCTGTTCCCGGTGTTCCTGGTAGTACGTTCTGTTCTTCTCCCTTGTTACGAAGTCGCTCATTGCATTCAAGTATTACCTGATGTTCTACATATTGCTTGCGTGCCGGGCAATAGATGCCATTTAAGCAGTTTCGCCCTCCCTCGCAAGCCTTGCATAATTCACTCGCCATACGTCCTAGAATGGGTCTGACGTGAAGGCGAGGTACTCATTGCCCTCGAATGGGATGCAGCAGGAGAATCCCGATGTCTTTCCGCTGTAGATAGACAAGGCTTCATATCTAAAATTCGCTTCCTCTCCACGGTCACGAACAAATAACGCTGGAATCCACTCGCATTCTTCTTCATCCCTTACCAGCACCTTGTCAAAGGTCTTGAAGGCTGGCTTCTTCATCGGTTTCTTCGCTTCATTCTCTTTCTCCCAGAGGGTATAAGCCTCTTTGAACGTGCAATATTCGCCCTCTGTTGCTTCTCGCAGTTCCTCATGTACGCTGATTCGCAGGTCGAAGGTTTGGTCGGTCACGAACTTCTCGTTCTCGATTTCGTACTGGTTGCCGAATGTCAGCGTATCTTCGCTTTCGTTCTTGCCGATGAGCTTGCCGATGATTGTCAGCTCTCCGTCTTCGTCTTCCTCTCTGAAAACGTAGAGTTTGCCGATTTCAAACGCTGGCTTCTCAATTTCCAGAGTTTCACGGTTCAACTTGCCACCCAAAAATTTTTCAATAGCGTTGATGTAGGTCTGGGCTTCATCATCGCTAACTTTCTCAAACAGAAAAGTTATCATTTCGGATTTTTCTTTGCTATAATCTTCGAAACATTCTTTCCAAAGATAATGCTTGCAATTAAATCTTGTGTAGCAATTATCTTTAAACCCTTCAAAGATAACATGTACGTCTCCGTTTCTATGAACGAGCACGTCTCCTTTCTTGAAGAACTTGCTCCAGTCTCTCATTTCTTTCGAAGGGAAGAGCAGAACTTCTCCTTCTTTAGAGACCTTTCCGTTCTTGTCGAAAAAGTGTTCTCTTCCATCTTCGTCCTCAGTCCAGATTGCTTTCGCACTGTCCTTGTCGGTTGCCATTCCACTGTGCCACACCTTTCCGCATATTGGCGTGTACAACTCTGTGCCATACTCTTCATCTTTGAGTATCTCATAAATATCAATACCTTTCTGTTCCATTGTCTGAATGTTTTTATTGTTTATAACTTAACGTGTCCGAGTTTAAAATAAAGTTCCAACAGTTCCTGAGTATTGAGCCAGAAATCGGTGTTGCCAACGTATACGTGATGTCGGTGTTCGTCTGTGATGATTTCTATCTTTTTCATATTTTTTTTATTTAAAAAGTTCCTGCTGTGGATGAATGATGTCTGCCCTCTTCTTCTTTGCCGCCCAGATAAGAAGTCTGGCGTTCTTGGTTCCAGCCTTCACGGAAAGGTATCCGATGATGGCGGTCAGTGCATCTTGAGCCGCTTCCTCCTCACTGCCGCAGAAGATGCTGATGGTTTCATATCTGCTCGGGTAGCAAGCCGGGCTGTCATACCCGGTCTTTCCGTTCTGAATACTGCACCCCCAAATCCAGCCGAACTGCGTCTTGGCGGTCATTACCTTCCATCCCCAGTTGTCTGCACCCTCTACGGCATACTCGATTACGTGCGGATTGATGCACTCATCCTTGATGTTGTACTTGAAGCCTTCATGCTCTGCGACCGGCTTCTTGATGTCGTAGCTGTTATCGGTCAGCCATTTGAACCAATCGTCCGATGTCTTGAAGACGAGCCCTGCGGCTCTGCATTCATGGAAAAACAACTCGTTCATAGCGTAATCTCTATAAAGTGACACTCGGCACAAAATGCGCAAGCACAATACCCGTTCAGTTCCTCTTTATCAAGGGCGCAAACATTGCAGCCACTTTCATTACGAGTATCATTCTTAACTTTGAGAACCTTGCCTTCTACGTTCAGAAGCGTACCTTCCTCGAACTCCTTGCTTAATTCGCTAGGTTCATTAATTACAATTGCTTCTTCTGCCATAATTCTTTCGTTTTAAGTGTTTAAAATCTGTTTGCCTTATAATTTACCGCCCGAAGCGTAAAAACGTCCCAGAGCGGCTATTTTTGCCCTCATCCGTTATTTTTCGGGCTTCCAGTCAATACCAAGCCGCTGTAGAACTCCCTTCTCGTAGTATCTTGTCAGCGAATCCTTTGCAGGCTTGTTGTTCGGGTTCTTCTTCAAGTCTGCAAGGTTCTGCTGGATTACCCAGCGGAACTTGCTGTCTTGGCTCTGCTGGCTCGCTGGCTGCTGGTGCTTGGCTTGCTCGTAGAGTTCCCCGATGCTCGGTCTTGTCGTTGCCGCTGGATCCTGCGCCTTGACTGCTGCCGATTGCGGCTGCTGGCTCGCTGGCTTGGTGTTGTCGTAGTTGCCTTCCAGCACCTTCGGAAAATACTTCCTTGTCATTACCCAGTCGTATGATGCCCAGGAATGCCCTGCGTTCAGATAGTCGCTAGCCATAGCCTTGTCGATTGCCAGGTAAATCTTGGAAATATCTCCCTTGCAGTCCTTGAGCCTTCCTCTGATTGCTTCCTTGCGGTTTTCCGTCATAAGCGTCAGCCTTCGCATTGCGCTGTTGGTCTTGTCGTGCTGCTCGTTCCAGTAGTCCTTGATGGCTGCGTAGTCGATTTCGCCTTTCTTGGATTTCTTCTTCTCAGAACTTTTTTGCGGTTCTTCTGCAGCGCAAACGTTTTTCTCGGAAAAACTTTGCATAGAAGCTTCTTTAGAAGGTTCTAATATATTTGTTTCTTTAGAAACATCATTATCATTATCATAAACATTATCATTTACATATTCATTATCATTATCATATAAGGTTTTTGAAAAAACCTCTTGGTTTTGTTTGGTTATTTCTGAAACCTCTTGGTTTTTATCTAAACCAATTGGTTTTTGTTTATCCTCTTGGTTTTTTCTTGGTCTGCCACCCTTTTTGCCATTGGCTCGCCATCGTTCTACCTTCTCTTCGTACTTGGCTTTATTCCGTTTCATATCGTCAACGATAAAACCGAAAGCCATACGCACGACTGGTTCGAGACTTATAGTCTCCCCATCCCTTGCGTAGAGAAATATCGCTCTCGTCAGTTGCCCGAGTTGTTCATCGGTCAGCCCCTCGATAAGAGCGTAGTATGATGTGTATAAGATGAATGAATCGTTCATGATGCTTTATTCTGATAATGATAATTTCTTTTCCAGCTTCCGTTTTAAGACTGTAGCCATACGGATTTTGTTCCGCTGGCTTGTGTCGGTCGGTGCTGTCACTTCCCCACCTAGGGAAATATAATTCTCCAGTTGAGAAATTATATTCCGTAGGTCGGTTTTTGATATAGGAACGCTAGCCATAAGCCCTGCCTTTACTTGATGAGCAATCTTCGTGCTCCCTGCACCTGCTTGATGTAGGCAGCGCATTCCTCGGGGTGGTCCGTCTGAAAAGCCTTGGCATCGAACTTCTCGCTTGCCTTCGGTGCTTTCCATGTTGCCAGCGTCTTGCCGTTTCCATCCACGATGCTCTCTGCGTCCCCGAAGAACAGCTTCAAGTTGTCTTCGATTTCCTTCTGTCGGTTCTCGAGTGTCTTGCCCGTCTCCTTGATTTCCTTCAACTCGATGAGCATGTCCCCGATTTCTGCTGTGGCTTCAATCTCCTTTCCTGCCTTGTGCAGTGGCGACTTCAAAAGAACGTCTTGTGCGCTGTAGGCTGGCGGCTCTTGGTTGCCCACGATGTAGTCAAGCCAGAACTTGGTTATCTCGTCCCTCATCCATCCGAAAAATTCGGGGTCGAAATCTATGTCACGGTAGCCGAACTCCCTGCCTGCCGTAAGCCAGGCAAGTGCTCCGTCCTTGTATTCGCCCACTCCGAGGTTCATCTGTAGCTGGCAGAACCAATGCTTCGGGAGGTCGTCTGCATCTATCTGCATCTGCGTGGTCTTGCACTCGAGGATGCTCTTGCTCGCTTCGTTGTGTGTTGCTCCGGTTCTCCAGAAGGTGCGGTCAGGAGATACTCTCAGATAAGGAGTATCGGTGTTCGTGATGGTGTAGTCGTCCGTGCTCGCCTTGATGATGTGGCAGTGGCTCTCTCGCTTAAAGAACTGCGCCACGGCATCCTCCAGCAGGTGTCCTGCAACCATCGCGAAGTTCTCAACCTTTGGTGGGTCGATACCCTTCTTGCGTCTCCACAACTGGTATGGTGTTTCCCATGGGTTCAGTCCCAGTACTGTGCCTGCCTCTGATGCACCTATTCCCTTCGAGCGGTTCTGCAACCACTCTTCTCTGCTTTTATATTTGATTATCTGTTTCATTGTCTGAATGTTTTCATTAAGAATTTTCTTGCTGCTTCGATAATAAGATGGCGAAGGAATCCGTCCTTTTCCATTGTCTGTGCAATTCCGCTTGCGAGGAAATTGGTCGAGCCGTGGTAGGCAATATGAAAATCGAATCCTTGGTTTCCGTTTTCGTCTGTGTCTCCAGTCGTCTCTGCTGCAACCTGCAGATAGTTTCTTTCTACTTCGGCTTCTTCTGCCCATGCCTTGAAACCATCTGCGGTTCTGCTAAAGTACTTGTCGATGGTGCTCTTGTGTTTCTGATTGTTTTCTTTTTCTGCCATAATTTTTACTGAATGTTTAATAGTTGCCGCAGGCTCCCTATAATCTGGTCAGGTTCCCACCCTGAAGGTTGCCCTGCGGCTAATTGGGAAACGCTATAACATTATAAACTAAACTACTTCTTTGCTGCTGTGCCAGTCTTTCCTTGGCTGCGGCTCATTGCCTTCTCTGCCTTCTTCTGTGCGCTCTCGGCTGCTGCCTGCGCCTGCTGTGCGATGGCTTCCTGCTGCTTTGGCTTTTTGAAGGTCTCCTCCACTGTGGTCGTACCTTCCTTGATGGCGTTGTACACACCAGCCAGCTTCTGAATGTCCTCTGCCGTTACTTCCTCGGCTGATTTCTTGCCCAGGTAGTCAAGAAGCATGAGGTCTGTCACCTGGTATACTTGGAAGCAGGCTACGCAGCTCTTCCACTGGCTCTGTACGCCAGTCTGCTTGATGTGCTCAAGTGCCTTTGCCTGCACTTCCTTCACCACGCTTGCAATCAATACCTGCGGCACGACCTTGCAGATTGCGTTACGCTGGGCAATCGCCACAGCTGCATTGCCGACTACCACCTGCATATCCTGCGAGAAGGTGTAGCCCTTCGATGTCAGAATGCTGCGCTTCACTTCTACAGAGTAAGCCACGTTGCTCTCGAGGTCGTGGCAGACGCCTTGTGCCGTGATGGTCTTTCCATCGTTTGCGATGATGCGACCCGCGATGCGCAGGTTCTTCCAGCATGCGGAAATGATTTCCGTGAACCTAACACTAGGACCCTCAATAACCGATACTTGACCATCCTTGCCCTTGCGCTCTAGGTGATAGAAGCAGTTGTATGCTACATCATCGTCCATGGCTGCCAATGCTACCATATTCTGCTTGCATTGCATGATGTCTCTCGGGAACTTGTGCGCTGTGGCAATCTGTCCGTCAATCTCCGAGCGGTTGATAGCTTCCAGCATTTCGCCACCGCTCACATTGATAATTTCATTTTCCATAATTCGTTCTTTTTATTGTTCGACTTATTGTTCATTAACTCTAGTGGAAGGCTGGGGATTCGAACCCCAGTTGACTGCCAAAACTTACCCCCCTTGCCAGCTGCCGATGGATGCCCTTCCGTTGCAGGGCGCACGCTGTCGTTTCCGCATATTGCATGGTAAAAACAACTAATTTTAGATAACCTTGAAAAATGAGTTTTGCGTGCGCCCTTTGCCCTGCCGCTGCAGGGAGCCATATAATAATTGTTTAACATCGTAATCAAACCAGTTGAGCCATAAGGCTGTCGAGCCTGCTTTCCTCGAAGGCGTCCATCGGGTCTTGGTCTGCGTATTGGCTGTTCTCTTCCAGCCAGTCGTCCATCACGTCCTGATAGTTAACGCAACCCTCGATAACTTCTTCCAGCCGCTCGCTGTCGTTGTTGTTATTCTTGTGCGAAACGACCGCTGTGTTCCCGGTTCTGTCACACCATACGCAGATGTTGCCTGCCTTGGTCTTGATGTCTACCCTTGCAACCGCTGGTCGCTGTGGATCACGGTCTAACTCCAGCCAGATGGCATCGTACATCTTCTTCCTGCAATCCTCTATTATCTTCTTCATTCGTTACCTCCTCTCTGATTGAATATGTAACTTTGGAAGGTCTCACGGCACGACTTCAATATGTCGTTATCTGTTCCGTTCAGTTGTATGAGCGGTATGTTATCGAGTGCCACGTAAAGGTTGCCCTTAAACTCTCTGTACTGGATTCTTCGCTCTGCCTCGATGTAACACTTGTTGTTTAGTTCGCAACACTTTCGGGTCTTGCGGTTCGCCTTCCAGTTAGTGATAAGCCAGCAGATGTCTGTGTACTTCACGATCATCCTGCGCATATTGATTGATAACTTGCTCATAGGGCAATCCTCCAGACTTTTTTAATCTCGCTGCCCTCGAAAACCTTGCGGTTGTCGATTCTGCGGAACTTGACCTTAATCTTACCAGCCTGCAACCATCTGCGCAGGGTGTTGCGATGGATGCCCAATACCTTGCAGGTCTCTGTCATGGTGTATCTGCCTGCGTCAGCTACCTTTGGTTCTTCGTTCGTCATAACTAAGCCCTCCAAAAAATTAAAGTTACTAATACGATGGCAACTGCCAGGGATAATACTTCGTCACTTGTGATAATCTCGATAAACTTCTTCATACGCTCTGAATGTTTAAATTGGTTCTACTTGATTATTTGCGCACGGCTGCACGTCTCTTCTTTGGTGTTATCAATCCAGCCTTAATGAGGATAACACGCACGTTCTGCTGGGTGCAACCAACACGCTGTGAAACTGCGAGCATTATTCTGCTGTCTGAGGTCTCGGCAGGTGCTTTTGCTCGGAAATCTGCAAACATCGCTATGATGTTCTTCTTTCTTTCGTCCTGCTGCTTCTGCAGTGGGGTCCTGAAATCATAATTAAAATTTTCTCCCATTTTATTTGTATTTTAAATTATTTTCTTTATCTTTGCAAAAGAGTTTTTAAACTCGTTCTGTAATTCGGTTGCAAAAATACAATAAAATATTTATATTCACAAACATTTGTGTTTATATTTATAAATTGTTTACTTTAGTTTTAATTTATTTAGAATTAACTATGACTGGTGAAGAAATGAAAACATATTTGAGGCAGAGAGGGTTATCTCTTGCTTCTGTTGCTGAAGAACTGGGCACAAGCCCACAAAATCTGAATGGCAAGTTAAAGGCTAAAAGTCTGAAATCGGACTTTATATCTGCAATAAAAGCAATCATCGACAAGTGTGCCCCTCCCCTCCCTGCAGAGATGGAAGAGGCTGTTTTCGGTTCAAACGTCAATGGCTCGAACAGTTCAAACGTTTCTCAGCCAATAGGTAGCGATGCTGCCTTGGCTGCTGAGAATAAACTGCTGCGAGAACAGAATGAGTTCCTGCAAAGTCAAGTAAAAACGCTGCTTGCCATTGTGGGACAGAAATAATTTAGTAACTTTGCAAAATGAAAAAGA